ACCAGTTAACAACCGCTTTCCGCCGTGTCGGTTTGCCGGATCCCTTGACCGCCGGCGCCGTTCCCGGCAACACGCACCCCGTGACACTCGCAGCGACCGCGGATCCGACCAGACAATCGAAAAGGTGATTGTCCGGACGTTCCGGACGCAACTTCCATTCGTCGACGACACGTCCGCGCCCTTCGGTTCGGACGCGGTATTCTGCGACCAAATGGTCTGACAACATTCGATGTTGTGCGGGACGTTTGCCGAACAGCGACAACGCCCCCTTGTCCCCTAGCGGAACCGTTAGTCGACCGTGGACGAAGGACTTCCAGTAATTCGCGTCAAACGCCACGTGTCGCGCCGTCCTGGTCCCCTGTATCGACGGGATCCGCCAATTGTGTCCCAAACGGTCGCCGCGTTTTCGCTTGTATTCGCTGAACGGTTTCGACGACGCCCCGACGTATCGACCGTGCGCCGGCATCACCGCCGCGTTGTTCGTCGCCCGTGCGAATTGGTAGACCACGTCCGTTTGCCAGTTTGCATCCACCAACAAACGACCGATTTTCAATTCGGCCCCGTCTTCGCGTTTCCACGCCCGCGAACACAATTCGTCGGCGCACGCGTTGAGACCGGCGAAGATAGCGCCCTCGATGCCGGCGCCGCGAAACCGTCGGCCCAACGTCTTCGACACGTCGGACAACGCCCAGTATTCGCGGCCCTGGTCCGGGAATCCGCCGTAATCCAAAACGTATCCCGTGAAATCGTCGGCCCACGCCGCGACCAGCCAGAACAGACAACGTTGTTGCACGTCCACAAACGCCGTGACGTTGTCCACGTCGACAGGCAACACGCCACGACCCAACCCGTTGCATTTCGTCGCGATTTCGTCGGACGTCATGATGTCGCCCGACGTGTCGTCCGTCTTGGGATCGTTTTGATACTCCGACCAGAACGACGCCGGATCCGTCAAAAACTTGTTCATTGCGTGTTGAATCGCCGACACTTCGTCGGGGTTGTGCCGTTCGGTCCAGGCAACCCGCGCGCCGTCGTCCATTGCTTCGCGGTTTTCAACATAAAACGCGGTCGCCGACTTGCCGCCGTCGCCAGCTTGCAAACCAGCCACGCGCAATTCCTGGTATTCGTCCCACAACTTTTCGTCGGTAGGGAATTCGTACAACATTCTGAACCGTTCGCCGTTCCACTCCGGATGCCGTTCCCGGTCCAGAATGCGGTCCGCCATATCGCCCGGCGAAATGACCGTACACGGCATAACGCCCGCGATTTTCGAACCAGGACCAGCCAAGCCCAAAATAGCGCCGGCCAATATGCGTTCCCGTGTTGCACATTGTGAAAACGACCGCGCGGATTCGTCCGTCTGGGGATCGTCAATCACGACCAGTGACGGCCGGACCTGTCGACCGTCCGGACGTTTGAATTTCATCCCGCGTATACGTCCCGTGATGCCGGCAACCCGGACAACGGCGCCCGACGCAATGGAACCGGCAATCGTCGGCAAAACGATTTCTTTTTGCGTCCAGGTCAATTGAGTCCGGACGCCGTCACACGTTTGGCCGGCGGTCCGGTTGTGGATCCCGTCCAATCGTCGGACGGGTTCGCACACTTCCGGGAAGTCCTCGGCTAGCGTGTCGTTGCCGGCCAATTCGGTTTTCAGGCTTTCCAGCATTTGCACCGCGTGCGATTCGTCGGCGCCGATCAACGCCACGAATTCCCGATGCCCGTAAACCAGCGCCCACAAACACGCGGTTTCGGCCAGTGTCGTTTTTCCCGTGCCGCGTGGCATAGCCACCGCAAACAACCCGCCTTCGAGTACCGCGCGTTCGATGCTGGCAATTGTCGTTAGGTGGTCGTCGGACCAGGGAATACAAAACGTCGCGCCGAAATACGATTCACAAAACGTGCGGAACGACATTTCCGCGTCCGACCGCCGGGACGGTTTGACGACCGCCGGCAACGGTCCAATGTCACGCCCCAACGCCGAACGTTCCGCTTCGCGCTTCCGGATCCGTTCCTTGTGCTTTTCATACGCGGACGGTTCCGCCGTTGGCTTTTTCCGTTTGCGTGGTTTCTTCGTTTCCGCTGCCATGATTCGAACACCGGCCGAACACTTCGCCGCCGTGTGCTTTCTCGAATGTAAGTCTGTGACGTTTTTTGTCTGTTCCGCGTGGGGGCGGGAGAGACCGCGTCAAGTAGTACCTACTCCCATTTAGACGCGTCGTTGGCGTGCGCTTGTTCCCGCCGACGTCGACACGACGTTGTCGATTGCAGAAAACACCGACCCGAAAAACTCACGATAGCCGCGATAACGATTCCGCCACGACTCCAGTTCCCCCCGCGCGCGGTCGACCACGTCGTCGGCAATGTCTGGTCGTTCTTTCACAATCTTGACGTGGACGTACCGACGCGCCGTCGTGTCGTCGTCGGTTTGAACGTCGACGGAATGAAACGCCTTGATCGGTTCCAGGTTGCCGTCCGGCATTGTCACGACGACCGACAAGTGGTTCAGGACGCTACGCGCTTCCTGTCGTCGCCACCGTACCGCGGCCAACGTGTCGTCCCATTCGAATAGGCGATGTAACGGCGACGACGTGTCCCGTGCCGCTTCGACCACGTCGTCCGGCGTTACCTCGTCCCCAATCCGTTCGACCGCTTCGCCGATCTGTTGCGCGTCGGCGTTCGAGAAAGCCGCGCCCCTGGTTGCCCTATATGTCGTCATTGGTTTTCGTTCCTGTTAGTTGCCTGCCAAGCCTCGCCTTGCCTTGCCCTGCCGCGCCGCGCCGAGACTTGCCTTTCCTGCCATGCCTTGCCGGGCCAAGACTAGCCCAACCACGCCCGGCCCCGCCGCGCCGCGACTCGCCGAGACAAGCCGATCCTGCCATGCCTAGTCAAGCCAAGCCACGCCCGGCCCCGCAGCGCCGGGACGGGCCAAGACTGCCAGTCCTGCCATTCCCTAGATCCCTTCAACGCCCAAATCTTCAACGGCCCCGACCGTGAACATTCCGAACGACCCGTCGCGTTCCGGTCGCCACTCGCCAACGCCAACCCCGAAACCGGCGTTTCGTAACAGGTTGACCAGTTGTGAAATTCCAATCAGCGACGCGTTGTACGAAATCGACAACGTGGCGCCCCAACCCGAATAACGCGGCCGGTAACGCAAGTCGGAGGTCTTGCCTTGTAGACGGACGACCGATTCGTCCATCGACACGCCGGCGAACGTCAACGGGACCAGATTATCGGCCCCGACTGTTTCGACCATGAACGCGGTTTTTGTGTCCGTCATCACGGCGCCCGCCATCTTCGCCCCGCGGACCATAGCCTTTCGAAATGCCGCGGCCGGCATCCCGTGAACCGCCAAACAATCCGACGACGCCACGGGTTCCGTAACGTCGTTTTGATCCGTAGACGGATCCCCGGAGACGATGTACATGGCGCCGAAATAGTCCGCGACGGGATCCCGCTTTTCCCTTTTCTTCGTCGCTTTCCCGGCTTGTTTGTCCGCGATCATTCGCCGGCCTTTTTCGCTGAAACGATGAACCAACAGGTCCGCCGTTCCAACGACTTCGATTTGACAACGTCCGATTTCCAGCGTCGGAACCTCAATCGTCGTCGCCCGTCCGTTAGTGTTTGTCGTTGTCGCCATTTGCCACTTTCCTTCCGTTTTTGGAATTCAACTACCTAGCACCCTGTCACCCAACACCCGCCGTCGGCCGAATTCGGCAATCAACAGCGCGTCGGCGATTGCGTGTGTAATCTTCAACGCCGGAAATAGTTCCTGCGCTTTTGCCTTCGTTACGTTTTTGTCGCCCTTCGACAAACACGACAACGACCGCTGCCACTTCGCCGGCGTGACCGCTTCAAACGGGATCCCGCACGCGACCAGACAGCCGCGAAGAAACCCATAGGACTGGCCGAATTTGAAAGTGGACGACACGCCTTGACCAGGGAACGCGCCGACGCGTTCGATGTATGCGAATTCGCACGACGTCGAGGCCATGCGGATTGCGTCCCAAATATCGCGTTCCGTGTCCCCGAATTTCGCGGCGTCGGCGTATCCGTCACCGACGACAGCCAGTCCGCCCGATTTGCCGGGATCCAATCCTAGAATTTTCATTCGACGCCCGCCGTTTCGAGACTTGTAAACCAGAACGGCGTTAGTTCGCCAACGTCCGCGCCCGCCGTGTTGAATTCGAACCACTCGACCGCGGACCCATAATCCCCGATTTCGGATTCGAGAATTTCGATACAACGTTCGCGGTCGTACACCAGCCGGATAGGTTCGCCGCAGCGTTCGACGAATCCGATTAGTGCGTCGTCCAATCCGTCCGCGGCCAAAACTTCGACGTCCAGGAGGTCCGCCAATTCGTCCGCTTTCCGATTGTTCATCGCTTCGCCCCGCATTGGCCACACGTCAACGACGCCGGCGAAATCGCGGCGCCGCATTTATCGCACACGGTCCCGGTTCCGAACGGAATCCAACCCCTTGTCCAACTTTTGATTTCGTCGGGGCTTGTCGTTTGCCCGCTGGCCACGCCCCAACGATCAATGGACGACCGTAATTCCATCCGCGCGACTTGTTGGACCTGCGACGTGTGGTCGACAACGTCGGACGCGGCGTAATAGCGTTTTGCGGATTCGGCCAAGTATCGCAACACGGTTAGTTCCCGGACGTCGTCGACCGTCATTTCGGCCAAACGTTTCGACCAATGTTCGAAACTTTCCGCACGTTGCCGCGCGTCGGACTTTTGTTGCCACTCCAGCCACAGTTCTTTCGACCGTGTCATTGCTTCGCCCTGTAAGACGGCCACGAACAGAAACACGCCAACGCGCCGTCCCGCAACCGGTCAACAATCGCCGGCGTCAATCGTTCTTCGGCCTCTTTGCCGCCCGACACGTTCGCCGTCACGATTGTTGGACGTTGTTTTCGATAGCGGCCGTCGACAACCTGGAACAAAATCGACGCTTGGTATGGTGACAACGCGCCGACTTGCGGGACCACGTCGGACACGACCAGGACGTCCGGCGACACTAGGTCCGCCACCATTGCCCGTTCGGAACCGCCCTTGTCGATTCTGTCCCGCATTTCAGCGAACAGCGTTGGACCGTCGACCCAAGCGCCCGCGTAATTCTTGGCAACGACTCGATACAACAACCCGACGGCCAAATGGTCTTTTCCGGTTCCCGGCGGACCGAACAGAAACACGCCGCGGCCGGCGGAAATGTTGTCGTCCAGGTTGATAGCGTATTCCGTGACCGCTTCGCGGACGTCGGTTTTTCGTTTCCTGATTTCGCCGTTCTGGTCGGCAACGTCGAACGTTGAAATTCGGCAATCCGCGTAACGCGGCCCGACACCGCGCAAGATGTCGACCCAAATTTCGTCGCGAGTTCTACAACGTCCCGTGTCCGCTTGCGACGGCGTCCGGTTCGTACCGCTGGCCAGCACCGATGCGATTTGTTGTGGTTCGCCCATTGTTCTTTTCTCCGAATAATCCCTGGTATTCGTTCGCGATTGAGTGGTCGACGGCCTTCCGGAATTCGTCCGGCCCGGCGGATTTCCACTTGGACAGCAACGCGCCGACAGCTTCGGCGGACTTATACGGTTTGTGAATTCGCCGGCGATGCGTCAACCAGCGTTCCAGGTCGATCCGGACGTCCGGCGTGTCCATTTCATCGGGGAACGTGACGTCGCCAACCGTGACGGCCGGACGTCGTCCCCGTCGCTTCGGTTTCTTTTCCGCGTCCGTCGCTTCGGTGGCAAAAATTCTTTTTTTGCCCCTTACTTCCTTTTCCTTTTCCTTTTCCTTTTCCTTTTCCTTTTCCTTTTCCGGGGGGTGACCGTCGACGAGTGTTCGACGATCATTCGACGAGTGTTCGTCGAATTCCGGTTGTGGGAAACGAATCGACGGACGGTCGATTTTCTGATGTTTCCAGCCTGTTACGTGCCACCAGGAACGCCCGTCGGCCTCAAATTCCACGAGTAACCCGGCGGAAATCAATTCACCGATCCACCCGTCAATCTGTTCCGTGGTGAAGTTGTCACCCGGAAACACTTCCATTTTGAGACGTACGGCGGACGCCGGATGCGTCCCACCGTCGTCGCAAAAATTCCACAGGCCGACGAACATCAGTCGAGCATTCGTCGAACACTCGACGATTTGTTCGCTAGTCCAAAAGTCCGGTTTTATCGTGCGAATTCGTGGCATATTTTAGCCCCTTCGCCGTTTGGGAAATTTCTTCAAAGCAAGTCCGCCAGTCGTCGAAGTTGTCCAGGCAATCGGCCGGAAACAACAAATAGGGATCCCCGGACCCGCGGAGTGGATCCGGAACCCGGACGAATTTCACGCCGTCCGGCGCGTGTGGTTCCAATACTGGTCCCGTGTGTTCGATCAATTGCGACATTTCGCGGTCCGACCAGCGTGTCGGGACCATTACAGCCGCCGCACGCGCCACCACAGCGCCGCGGACACGGATCCCGTATTCTTTGCCGTCCCCGACGTGCCGGACCGCATAGACGCATTCACAGCCCATTGCCGCGCGTTGTAGGTGTTCGACGAACGGGACCAGTTCAACCGCTAGGTTTTTGTGGCGCGGTCCGACTGTCTTGATTTCGACCCGCACCGATTGTTCCGCGTTGACCAGGAACGCCACGCGGTCCGCTTGCCCGCGGATCGACAACGATGTCGCGTCGAACCGTGCGCCGAAGCCGCGCGCGATATGCGGCGCGAAAACGTCGTGATACGTCACCGACGGCGGGACGACCCAACCGGCCGCGCGCAACCAACGACACACGTCGTTTTCGAATTGTTCGTGTTGTTCGTTCATAAGTCGTCCGTGACAAAAACCCCGCCGGCCCGGCCCCCATAACGGCCGTGAGGGAACCGCAACGCCGGACCGACGGGTATCGGGACTCCGTTCCCGTTAGAAGGGGATTTCGTCCGTGCTTGTTGGCCCGCCGTCCGGCGGAACAGTCGTCGCCTTTTTCCGTTTCCGTTTTGGTTTCGCCGCGGCCGGTTCTTCGACTAGGTCACCGACGCACGCGCGCAACGCGGCCCCGTGTTCGGCCTGCAACGCTTTGACTTCGTCGCCGTCGAGTCCGGCAATCGTTCCCCGGTTCGGTTTTTCGGGATCCACGATCCGCGACAACCGATACCGGACAATCCCTTCGTATTCGTTGGGTTGAACGTGAAACACAACCGCCGGCGGTTCCCACGTCCCCGACGAAATGGATTCCAGGTCGCCGTCCCACCCGGCGTGTTCGCACAAGTCGCGCGCGGTCCATTCCAGGACTTCGCCGGTTTTGCCGACGACCCACAAGTCGCCGAACGCGTCAAACTCGAATTCGGACCAGTCTTCCCAGTCGTCACCGATCAACGCCGCGTCGATTTCTGCGTGTACCGTCACGGCGACCGCGCCGGACTTGGCCTTTTTTACGCCGTAATCAATCACGCGGCCCTGGAAGGTTCCTTGTCTGTCAATGCGTTGTGTCATTCCTCGTCGCCCCCTTCGTCGGTTAGTTGTCGCCACACTTCCGCGTCCCCGCGCCGATACGCGATCGGACGTTCCAGCCGGCGCGACTTCGCAAGATGCCCCGGCCGTTCTTGCGGATGAATTGTTCGCGTCCCGCTGCCACTCGCCTTGCCGTCCGACGACACCACAGTGTCGAACGCGACGAACAGGACGTGGTCCGCCCACTCTTTCACGCGTAACCGAATGGACGACTTCCCCGACGCCGGCGATTGCAAACGCGGTTCGTAGCGGATCCAGTCCGCGCCCGTCGGGTTTGGCACATTCGCGACGCACTCGTGGCAAATCAGAACGACATTCGTTCCCGCCTTCGCCATTTGTTCCAGGTCGTTCAGCAACGCAACGAATTCTTGGTAGACGTGCGTATAGCCTTTGCCGAATCCGTACCCTTCGACGGACGACACGGACCCGCCGTTTTCGTGCGGGACATTTTCGACGACCCACGCCGCGGCGTGTTCTTCCGCCTTCGTCAATGAGTCAACGACGACAGCGCCGTATTCGGACACCGCTTCCGGATCCGCCGTAACGGCCCGCAACGTGTCCCAATCCGTCACGCGGACCCGCTGAACGTCCAAGTGGTCGGTTCCGTCTTCCAAATCCATGAACAACACCGGCCCGTCGACGTCTTCCAGCAGCGACGCCAGTTCCGTTTTTCCTACGCCGCCCGGTCCGTAAATGACCGTCCGCATTCCGCGCGGTTGAATTCCGCCGACAATCTCAAACGCCGGCCGGCGTTCGTTTTGTTCCGCTGGTTTCGGCGGTCGTTTCGGCCGTGTCTGTGTTGGTGTTCGTGCCACTTTCTTCGTTCTCCAGTTCGTCCCTTATGATTTCGAATCCGTCCGGCGCGTCGATTGCGACGCGCGCCGTTGTTGTCGCAACCTTTGTGATGCGGACGACGATTTCGACGTCCTCGTGTCGAATAAAAATCGCCTGTCCGATTTTCCTGGTGAGAACCAATGACATCTCAAAGCCTTCTCCGGTTATCCAGGTCCAAAATTACTTCCGCGACGAATTGCGCCACGCTAGGAACGACCGCATCAGCGCACGCCCCTATCCGTCTACCAATGTCCACCCCATCGGAAGACCACTTATTAATTCGCATTCCGTTGGGGACAGGTTGTTTCCCGCCAAAAGGTCGCGGTGTGATTTCGCGACACAACTTCGTCCGTTCGTGTGGGAAAGGTCGCTTCCACCAATCAGTGTTGGCCATAACCGACCCGGACCTATACCCAACGACGAACATTCGTCGCCGTGCCTGACGTGTCCCAAAGTCGGACGCGTCCAGCACTCGCCAGTCCGCATCAAACCCCAATCCGGCCAAGTCCCCGAGAACGTCCCCCAACCCCCGAACAACGATCGCTGCCACGTTCTCCACGACGACAAATCGCGGTCGTATGTCGCGAACGATTCGTGCAAATTCTTTCCACCCGCCACCGCTTCGGTCTCCTTCCATGCCCGCGCGGTTCCCCTGGTTGGAAATGTCCACGCAAGGAAAGCCGCCCGTGATAACGTCGCACGACCAATCCGTCCCGTCGTGTGGCGGGAACGTTCGAACGTCGTCGTGTCGTCGCACATTCGGCCAGTGCTTTTCCAACACCCGGCGTTTCCATTCGTCCTTTTCAACTTGCCACGCAACTTCGAACCCCGCGCGTTCAAACCCCAAACCGATTCCGCCAATTCCCGCGAACAGTTCGCCAACCGACAACGTCACTTGCCACCGTCCAACGCGGCGTCCGCTTTTTTGTTCCAGCCCCCGCGCCGCCGGCGCCGTGGTAGACACAAGCCCGCCTTTTCCAACTGGCCCCACTCCGCGTCGCCCTTTTGCACCCGGCGCGCCGCTTGCGCGTAACACGCGTCGCATAGCCCGCGGCGTTTCGCGGTATTCTTGCACGTCAAACACTTCACGATTCCAGCCCCCAACGGTTCAAAAGTTCAGCCGCGGCCCGGTCGTCGTCTTCGTCCACCGCGGACGGATGCAGCCGCCCGGCGGTCGCGTTGGTTGTTTGCGCGTCCAAGAATTCACGGACCCAATCGGCGCAAGTAAACCAACGGCCGCCGTCGTTGATTGCCCGCAATCGCACGCCGCGGGAACCGACGCGGATCCGCCGGCAAAGAGTTTTCAAATGGACCGTCTTCCCGTTCCGACTTGGGAACAGTTTTGCGGCCTTCGACAGTGTCAGTAATTCGTGACCGTCCATGACGTCGCCGAACGTACAGATTTGTTTACAGAATTGCAATGGGTTTGTTTTGAATTCGTAACGTTGTCGAAATAGTAAATCGGCAAGTTGCCCGTTGTTCTTTTGTTGTTCTGTTGATATAACTTTGCCGATACACATAGCGGAGGTAATTTCTATGGTTCCCGCGCAACAAAAAAATGGTGGCGGACGTGGCGGGTTTGGTGAGAAATCCAATTCGCGCCGCAAAGCCCCGCGAACGCCGGCCGACTTCGTCGCCCTGTCCGAAGAATGGGCAGGAATGGCCAACGAAATGTTGGCGATAGCGGATTCGATGAAATCACTCGACCTGGACACGATGCTGGTCGACGGAGTCACAAAAGGTGACCGCGCGTCGACTCTGATGTCCGAGTTTCTCGCCAACGTCGAATCCGCGTTGGCTCGCGCGCGTCACCTAAAACGACAGGCCGGCAACGATTGAACGGCGCGGGACTGGTCCGGATTGGTCCGGATTTTTTGTCCCCTGTTGTTCCCGGTTGTTCCCACAAAAACACCTTTTTTTCCGACGTTTCGCCAATTGAAAGACCCGGTTCGGTGTCTGGGGGTCAAGAGGTCGCAGGTTCAAATCCTGTCGTCCCGACTTTACTAACTCGAACCGATTGCCCAACTTACGGCAACCCGGCCCACAAACGGCCGGCGCGGTTTTCCTTTTGGTCCGAAAATGGTCCGGAATTGGAGAATATGCGCCATGGCCCGAATTCCAAAACTACGGAAGAAAACACGCAACCGCGCCGCCGTCGATTACCGCGGCGTCCGATATTTTTTCGGCGAATGGGGATCCGCACAAGCGGACAGGGACTATCGGAAATGGTTGGCCCGGCACGCGGCCGGCGAATTCGACCAGGAAGACCAGCCCGCCCCTAAGCGGACAATGTCCGTTCGACGCCTTGCGGTTCGGTATCTCGCATTCTGCGAGAAACATTATTCGCCCGCGGAATTTATCAACATTCGCGAGTCCGTCCGCGTGGTCGTCAAGTTGTTCGGCAAAACGCCCGCGTCCAATTTCGACGCGGCCCGGTTGCTAACGACACAGTCGGAAATGATTCGAAAGAACTGGCGTCACCGCGTTATAAACCAACGTATCAACCGCCTTCGGCGCTGGTTCCGCTGGGCGGTTTCTGTTGTCCCCGCGGCCGGCGTGACAGGGACGCAATGCGCCGACTTGAAGACCGTGGACGGTCTGCAACCCGGCAAGTCGAATTTGCAGGGACTCACGCCGCCGGCGTCCCGCGCGGTTCCGCGGGTTCCCTGGGCGGTTGCCGAATTGGTCTTGCCGTTTGTTTCGGCGGATATCGGTGGAATGATTCGGATTCAGTACGTGTGCGGGATGCGTCCAGGCGAAGTGGTCGTTATGCGCGAAATCGACATCGACACGTCCGGCCCCGTTTGGTTTTACACCGCGACGGAAGGAACGAAACGCCAGGAGGGTTCCCGCGTTCTCGAAAAGGCAATCCCGGCAATCGTCCAACCAACAGTCCGGGAATTTTTCACCGCGGACCCGTCGGCGTATATGTTCCAACCAACACGCGCGGACAGGTCGAACACGTCCGGCGTCGTCGGACCGCATTACACGACGGCCAGTTATCGCCGCGCCGTGTCTCGCGGAATTGCCCGCGCCCGTCGCGCCGGGTTCGACGTTCCACATTGGACGCCCAATCGACTACGGCACGCAATCGGGACGGACGTGTCGGCCCGACTCGGCCAACAGGCCGCGCAACGTTGGCTTGGACACGACAGCCTAGACACCACCGCTATATATGCGGAAGTCGTCCGGGAGGAACTTACGACGATTGCAGAACATATAAACGAAATTCTGTGCGACGGTTGACACGTGTTTGTTTGCGCATTCGAATTGATATTGGGGGAATAACGATGCAAGTTCGTAACAAAAACACAACGACACATTTTCACCGTGTCGAATCGCGTGGCGGAACACGCCGCGAGACAATGAACCCGGCGCCGTTGTTTTTGAAACGGCCGCACGTCGGACCGGTCGTCGTCGACTTCGTTCCGGTCGACACCGTCGAAGACGAATTGTCGCGGTTGAACCAACTGGCAACGATTCGGCAATCGTTGGCGCCGGCCGCGCCGGTCGGGCTTTTGTTGCCCTTGGAAATGGGAATACACGACGGCGAATTGTTTGTCGTTCACAGATTGGTTGCCGGACAGACGATCGACCAGTCCCTAGCGTCCGGCCAGCGAGTCAACCCGGAACGAACCGCCGCCCTGGTTCGCGAATTGTCCCGACTGGTTGGATACTGTCACGGACTGGACGAACAACACGGCCACATCGTCGCCAGTTCCGTAATTCTCGGAACCGACAACGTGTTGTACCTGTCCGGATTGACGGACTCCGTGTCGCACGATCAACCGCCGCCGTTTCCGTCGCTTTTGTTTCCGCGTTGCCAAGACTTGTTTTCGTTGTTGGCTTTGACGTATCGACTCCGAACCGGAACGGACTTGCCGAAAACGGATCCGCTTTCCGCGCCGTGGCCACACGACTTGGCACCGCTTGCCGTTTCGGTCTGGAATGGCGACTGGTCGGGAACCGCGGAACAACTTGGCGTCGCGATTGCCAACCGCCTACGCCGGCCGATTTGGCGCCGACAACGTTACATCGTGTCCGCCCTGGTCGCTGTTGGCGTTGCCGCCGCCGCGGGATTCTGGTTGCAGACACCCACCCCGCCACCGTCCAAGTGGCGCACCGTCGAACCCTCACACGTCACCGCAGCGGACGCGACATTTTATCAACAGGACTTCGCCCACAGTTCCGGCCACGCGTTACGCGCCACCGGACCCGCCGGCGTGCCGCTTTCGCTGATCCCGCCGGGAACGTTTGTCGCCGGAACCGACGCGGACACCGTCGCGCGAATGATCGGCGACATCACGACAGCCACCAAACCACAACCGCAATTCGTACTTGATTCGTTGGCCCTGGAACTCCCGCGCCGCGTTGCGTCCGTTGCCGGTTTCTACATTGGGACGACGGAAATAACGGTCGACCAATGGCAGCGTTTCCGACAGGCCACCGGGTATTTGTCGACCGCCGAACAAGACGGAACCCCCGGCGGGACGGGACGCCGTGACGACGCGGACGGCGTGTCGCGTTGGATCCGTTCGCGGGATTTCAACTGGAACAATTCGAAACACGGTCGCCCGCCGATCAATCATCCGGTCCGCAACGTGACGCGCGTTGACGCGAACGCGTTTTGTAAATGGTTGTCCGACGAGTCCGGCGAGACCTACCGTTTGCCGACGTCGATAGAATGGGAATATGCGTGCCGCGCGGGTAGTCAAACGTCCTGGTGGCTTGGCGACAGTGCCGCCGCCGTTTCCGCCGCGGCCGTTGTTGGCCCGCGACGGATACAACGCCCCGATGCCGTGGCCACTTGTGCCCCAAATCCCTGGGGATTGTTCGACACTATAGGCAACGTCGAAGAATGGACGTCGACGACAATCGTAGACCGTGAAGGCACGTCGCGCGCGATACTGCGGTCCGGGACGTTTACGTCGTTGCCGTGGAAAGGCCGCAGCGCGTCCGTGAAGGCTTGCCAGGGACACGTCCCGCACGCTTCGACAGGGTTCCGCGTCGTCCGCGAATTGCCGGCGTCGGACGATTAGTGCTTAAACAGTCTGACACAAACAGCACCGAAACGGACGGCCGTTTTTGCCGCGACCCAAACCCCGCGGGACCACATCCGGACGCGTTAGAACGCAAATACGGACGCCGAAACCGGCCGGCCTGTCCCGCTATCGGCCGATTTCGCCGCCCGCGTCCGTATTCGCCCCGTGAACCGTTCGCCTAGTCGCGGCGAATCAACACCGGGAACGCCTTCCCGTTTGGCGGACTGGCGGACTTGTTGCCGCCGGCGTCCTCGATTGGCATGGCGTCCAGGACCGCGGCCGTTGGCATTTTCACCGCGGGATCCATTGCCCACAAAACGCCCGCCGACTTCGCCCACTTCCGCCAGCGTCGGACCGGCACGATTAGATTGAACCCCTGGACGGACGTTCCGCGCACCAACATTCCGACGATACGTCCGTCGGCCATTGTGACAGCGCCACCCGACGAACCCGGAAACGCCGTGACCGTGCATTGGTCGTAAATCACTTTGGACCCGCCGATAATGCGGCCCAATTGCGACATTGTGCCGCGCGTCACCGACCCGGCGCCGGGACTCCCCAACAGGCTTCCGCAATGCCATAGGTCCGACCCGACTTTTGGCAACTGGTCGACCAGGAAGAACCGACAAGTGGTCGGAATGAAACCCTTTTTCCGGACCCGCAACAACGCCAAGTCGTGTCCGTGCGTCGCGTCCGAATACCGCACGACCCGCGCGTCGATACTCAACCGCCCGACAATCCGCCCGTTCTCCAACAGAATCCGCACAACCTGCGCGTCGTCGAATTCTACCAGTGTTTTTTTGCCGCCCTTGCCGTCGACCACGGTTCGCGTTTTCCGCAACCCGTCGACCACGTGCGCCGCGGTCCAAACCCACGTTACGCCGTCGCGCACGAACGCGATTCCGGAACCCTCCGCGCCTTTTGCCCGCACGGTTACGGATATTTCCTGTAAGTATTTCGGGACGTCCTCGATTTTCGCGGCGTCCGCCGGCACGCCCATAGCGGCGACCATTGCCGCGGCGATGAATGTTCGTCGTTCCATTTTAGAAACCCCCTTGTAGCATCCTTGCCATATACGAACCGGCAACGACCGCTTGAACAGTCGCCACCGACACCAAACAACACCACCCCGCACGCGGCCACCTGGACCGCATCGTCGCGACGATCCACAACACCGCGCCGGTTCCGGTTACCTTGCACGACACCAGTAATTCCACGCCGCCGGTTTCGATAAGCGCCAGCGCCAACGGGTTCATTTCCACGAATGGGACTTCGTCGTCGACCAGGGACACCCACGAGTCCAGCCCGGCGACCACGACAACCCAACACGCTAGAACGTGCCAACTCATTTCCCGCCTTTGCCATTGCCGCCAAACCGCGGCCGGTTGCGCCAATCGGTCGTCCGGTCCGCGTCCGACAGGTCCAACAACCCCTTGCCCAACGCCAACACCGCTTGCGTGATTCCTTGCCCCGTCGTCCCGTGTACGACGATTTCCGCGTCGGCTTCGTAGCCGCGCAGTTCGTCCCCGACTGGGATCTCGTAACGAACCCGGATCCGAACCGGCGTTGGTTCCGGTTGTTTTTTCTTACTCTTGAACATTTGTAGACACGTGTCCCGCGTACCCTTCGGATTCGTGCCACAGATAACATTCCGCGGCGCGTTTGTTGGCAACGTAGCCTTTCTGGAAATGCCAGGAGTCCGTCCCCGACAGCGACGGCAACACCCGGACGCGAACGCCGCCGGTTTCGTCGGTTGTTCGGTGGACCGTTTGGCGCGCCCTATGGAAATGGCCCAAGTGGATTTCCCGCCACGTCGTCGCGGCCCACAACGCCGGGACTTCCGCGGCCATGATCGCCGGCAAATCCCTATGCGCTTCCTGGTCGCCGTGCGTGAACCCCAACAGGTTGCACCCGTGCCGCACATACTTTCGCGGCCTATGGTCGCGGTCGACCGTCACGTCGTCGGAAGAACGGAACCACGCGTCAAGAAATCGAACAAGGTAGAACGACGTCGACAAGTCGTGGTTTCCCGGAACCCACAACAGGTCGACCGGCGCGACGGCCAAACACCGTTCGACCGCGGCGACCATTGCCGCGCAACCCGATTCGAACACACGCGAAAACGGCCCGTCCGAATCCTGCGGCGTCCCCTTCGCCGTGGTCCCGGACCAGTTGTCGACGTTGAAAAAATCATTGCCAACGGGAACCAGGATCCGCGACACGTCCCAATTCGTGACACGGTCCAACAACGCCCCCACGGCGTCCGCGAAAATACGTTCCGCCGTCGCGACATCGAACGACGTTCCGTCGTATGCCAGTTTTCCGAAATGCACGTCGAATAATGACAGTTCCGCCAAATACGGACCCGCCGGCCGCGGCGCCTTCGGAACCGCCGGCACGTGGTCAGACATCCGCGCGAACATTGCGTCCAGCGCGTCCGTAATGTGCTTCGCGGCGCGGCGCTTCAGCCACAACTTAACCTGCCACAGCGTCCGCGTTTCCAGGTCGTCCCCGACTTTCGCCGCGACTTCCCACGAATTGACGACTTGCCGGTCGATCAACCACACGTCGTCGTCGATTTCGGCATAGGCCAACGCGTCCGCCGGCGTGCGGATCCGTTCCGACACGGACGTGATTGTCGCCCCGTTCCCGGCCACGGCGTGTTCGAAACGTTCTTCCGTGTTCCCCTTCGCGGCGTAGATTTGGTCGTTTTGTAGCTTGTTCTTAACCGACCCGTACGAACGCCCCATCGCGTCGGCACATTCTTGCATAGACATTCCCGACGCCCGCAACCGTCGCAGTTCGTCGACGTCCGTGTCCGTCCATTTTTTTCGTTCCATCGAATGCCCCACTCGGATTCCGTTCCGACGTCCTGCACCGCCGGCCTAATCATCGGCCGCGCCTTCGCGGTACAACACCAACGCGATAACCGCATAATTCGCCAGGTCAATCAACGAGTCTTCCACGCCTTCATTCGCCAGCGTTCCGGTTTGCGCGAACGCTTTCAGGCGCGACATTTTGTCGTTTGCCCGCATCACCGAACCCAACCAACCAGGGATCCCGAAATCTTCCGACGCGCGCACGTTGGCGAACCCGTCAACTTCGGTTCCGTAGTCCTGGCGTTTGCGGTCGTGCAATTCCCGCATTTCGTCCAGGACAGCCGGGAAGTTGTTTTCGTTACTCATCGAACGTGTCCCAATGCAACGTTTTTGGACGGTCAAACTTCGGTTTTGTGTTTCTGACAGTGCGCCGGTTTGCTTCGGTTTCTTCCGTCCAGCCTGCGCGGATTTCGGCACACGCGGCGCGGATTTCTTCCGGCGTTGGCGTCGTCCTGGTTCGCGGATGTTCTGGCGTGTCCATTAGTAATCCCTGATAACCGCGTGTCCGTCCTGGACCATTTTGTCACACAGTGAAATCGGACCCGCCGACGTCGCGACGAACGCGTCCGCCAACAGTCTTCCGAATTTTCCCGACTTGTCCTTGAACGTCCGGACAAACAATTTTCCATCCGGCCCGGCGTAGTCGGCGACAAGTCGTCGAAGATGGTTCGTCGCTTCCAGACCCGCCGGTCGTTCCGGTCCGCGGGTTTCCGGCGCGTTGATCCCGCGGCCGTCGGACGCACATAGGCGAAGGCGAACGGGGTCCAGGTACACGTCCAGGCCGCACGACAAACGAACGTCCAACGTGTCCCCATCGACAACGCGTCGCACCGTCGCGGCGTACACGTACAGGTCCGGCGTGGTCATATTTCCAACTTCCCCTTTCGCCGCAACACGGGAAGTTCGACGACGTCGGCCGGCGCCATTTTCGCCGGTTCGGTCCACACGGGGTCGTTGCAGACATAGCCCGCGCGCTTGAGACAATGCGCGACGAATTCAGAACAGAAAAACCGGTCCGGGTTTGTGTCCGCTGGTCTGTTCAGCTTGTCGACAACCAACCGAGAAACCCAACCCCAAGACCGGAGAAATTGCCACGGCGACGCGTACCGCTTGCCCCAATGTTCGAACGCCGCCGAAATCAACGCGGACCTGTCGACCAGGTCGTCGGTTTTGTACCAGTCGACCCATTCGCCGTCGGCGATACGTTTTCGCAACGGATGCAAACGAACGCCGCCGGGTTCCATTGCTTCCAGGACCGCCAAACGGTCCCACGTCGGCAACCACACGGCAAACCCGACGTGTGACACGCGCGCACGCGTCCGCCATTGAATCAACCGGGAAAACGCCGCGGTCCCGCGAAACGCCAACACGTCGCCGTCCCTGATTTCGTGTCGATGGGTTTTGTAGTCCATTGAACAAACGTCCTTGTTTATTCGACCGGTTTGGCGTCCGTGATAACTGGTTCGCCGTCGACGCTTTCGACGGTTATTTCCCATTCCGCCGGCGCCGGCGTGTCCGGCACGACCGCCGCGGCCGGCTTGTCGACAAACGCCCCTAGCAACGACGCAACGCCCAACCCCGCGCCGCCGCCGCCCAGCAACAACCCCGCGGCCAACGCCGCACCCTTCACCAACCCGCCGCCATTCGACACGTTGACGATTTGCGGTCCTTCGGACGGATACGCCGGCCCGACGTCGTACGATTCGTCCAGGCCCGCGTCCCGCGCGATCGCTTTTCGTCGGATTCTCATTCGTTCGGCCACGTCGAACGTCCACATATCAAGGAACGTGTTCCGTCCCCGAAGATGCGCCGTCGCCGCCCGTTCCAAAATACTTGGTTTGGATTTCATCTATTGCCACCCTGTCGAGTTCCGCCAGTTCGTCCGCGGATTCCTTCGCCATTCGACGCGCCGCCAGGACCACCGCGACCGCTTCAATTTGCCGGCCGCGGTCGTCCAGGTCGACCAGTCGTTCCGCTTCCTTGCGGTCGTCTTCATTCGCAAACACTAGGACGGCGCCACGGGATTGATCGGACTTTCACGATAGGCAAGTTGCCGCGTGGCGAATGCTTCCGTCGGATCGGTTTCGGCGTACACTTTGCCGAACACGCGGTCGATCAATGCCAACGAAAACAAACTCGAGTCCGCTTGGCGACGGATCCCCATTGCCACGTCGGCTTCAAGGATTGATTGCAAATTGACGCGTGAAGCGTTGTTCTCAGCCATTAGTTGTTTCCCTTCGGGACAGGACTTACACGAACCCGCAACGTCGCGCGGAAACGCCCGCGCCAGTTTTCGAGTTCCACGATTCGTTTTTCGATTGCCGCCAACGCCGCCGGATCCAAACCCGGTCCAGGTTCGCCACGCGGTCCCGCTGGTCCCGCCGGCCCTGGTTGCCCGGTTCCCGGTTTCGCCTTTTCGAGTTCGGCAATTCGTTTCTTTAATTCGAGGATTTCGCGCGTGCGGTCCTTGTCGCCCCAACCCGCCGGACCGCTTGAGAATGGCCACGCGAACGCCAGCGGCGTAAACGGCGGAACGGTCGTCCCTGACCGTGGCGCCAGAATAGCCACCCGGAATTCCGTTTCCGCCCGCCGCAGGAATGTTCGTAGTTCGGCCAACGGCGCCGCGTACATTTCGACGTCGTCGGTTCCGTGCGTCGCGACGGCAACCAGTCGACCGCCGACGAATACGCCGGATCCGCTGGACCCGTTGCGGAATTTCCCGCGTAGGACGTCGAACGCCCAACGGGCACGCGGTAGGTTCGTGATTCGTTCCGGACCGCGGAATTTCAGCCGGACGGTTTCCGGTCCCTTGTTGCGCGGATATCCGATGGACACAAAATCCCCCGGCGGACGGGACGGCGGAACAGTCGCCACGCCCGTGACGTCGACCGCCCGCACACGTACCAGGGACAGGTCCGCGTCCGCGTCTTGCATAACGACCAGCCCCGCGCCGCGTTTGCGTTTGTCGCCGGTTACGAACGCCACCGCTTGCCCGTCTTCGAAACAATGCGCCGCGGTAACAATCCACGCGCGCGCGCCGTCGACGGCCACAACGGTCCCGGAACACCCGTCGACGTGGACCGACGCGGCGACGTATGCCGGCACGTCGTCGGCCGCGGCGCACCGCGTGAACAACAACAGCAAAACCAACGCGGTTATTTTGTGGCGAACCATTCCAGCCCTTTCATAACAACGGGAATTGCCACCGTCACAACTATCCCAATGGTCCGGATTTCCGTTCGCAGTTTGAGAATTTGCGCGTTGATAGAATCGGCGCCTTGCCAAATCACTTCGTCGAGATGGGCCAACCGCTTCGTGTGCGAATCGACCACGCGCCACACTTGCCCGGTTGTGTGGTCGTCGCCCAAATCGGTTTTCAATTTCGCCTCAATATCCACGATTCGCCGTTCCAATTCGTCCATCTCAAATCGTCACCCCGCCCGGCATTCGCCCGGCAATCTTCACCAAGTCCGCGCGCGTGTACACGATGTTGTGTTGTCGATGGAATTCCGTTGGGAAGAAATCAACCACGCGATTCGCTTGGAACCGCACCGGACAATCAATAAACCGGTTTTGGCTTTGCCGCGTGTAATACCAAAACGAATTCGAGTTCCAGAACGAGACGTGTGTCGGATCCTGGAACGCGCCGCGTCCGTCCGTCGACGGCGTTTGCGTCAGAAACCAACCGTTGTCGCCCAACACGCGGAACGCTTCCCGCATCACGTGTTGCGGATCCCGCAAGTGTTCTAACGCGTCATGCGCACGAATCACGCCGACGGTCCCGTCGTCAAACGGCCACGGTTCGTTCAAGTCCGCGACCACGTCGGCGCCGTGTAGGTCAACGGTTTCGTAACCGTCCGTCCCGTTGATTGCCCCGCACAAATCCAGCAACCGCAACCCCGACTCCCGCGCCCAGCGTTCGGCCATTGGGTAGACATAGCGGTCGTGCAGTTCCAGCGTTTCGGTTTGGATCCGGCCGTTTTTGGAACCGGTCGACGTGTTGTCGCCGTGGTGGTGTTGCACGTACAAACACCGGTCGACGTGGCGGACGTTGCCCTGGACGAAGGTTCGACACAACAAGTCCTGATCGTCCAGGACGTCCCGCGCGGGATCGTGTCCGCCGATTCTGTGGTAAAACTTCGCCCGCCACGCGCGGACGTGGTTTGGCGCGTACCATATTTTCGAGAACGACATCGGCGACGGCGGGAACGCGATTGTTTCGATATGGTCGTCCCGGCCAGCCCACGAAAACGGCCGCGACTTCCATCCAAACCGTTCGTTATACGTGAACGGTTGCCCGTCTTTGATTTCGCAGGAATTCGAATAGACGAAATCGACAGCCGGATCGTCGAACGCCGCCGACAAGTGTTCCAGACAATCCGGGGTTATTTCGTCGTCGTGGTCGACTTCGACCAGGATGTCGCCGGTTGCCGACATTGTGGCAAACCGTTTCAGTTCGCCGACGGAATCCGTGTCGGAACGATACGCGGCCAGCTTCGCCGACTCCCCGGCCCATACGCGCACGTCTTGAGACGTAGCGCCGTTGTTAGGCGCCACAACCCATTCGAAATCCCGGAACGTTTGGCGTTCGATGGAACGCGCCAAACGGTCCAAGTGGGACACGTTGTGCGTCGGCGTGAAAATGGAAAATCTAGTCGTCATGCGCGCACATCCATTCCGGTTTTTCGCGAACGACATAGTCGGCCGGCCGGTCGACATCGTGGTCCGCTTGCCACTCGGCTTGTTCCGCGGACCGTTCTTCGGCGCGTCGTTGCTCGGACGCGTCCCAATCTTCCGCGGTCAACGCCGCGTCGCCGGTCAAGCCCCGCCGCGCGTTGTATTCGTCGAAGGTTTCACACACGACGCATTGTCGTTCCAACGGGTCCACCGGCATCGGGTCGCCGGCGAACATTTTGTCGATCAACGCCGACTGGCGCGAACGGTTTGTAAAACGAATGACGCCGGCGAATACGTTTAGTTCCCGGTCGACTTGCGGCAAAGGATCGTCGTGGTCGATCAACCATTCCGGACAATCGAACGCGTGGCGCGTCAGTTGCGTTTCGGTCCCCATTTCGTTTCGGACGAACAGTTCCGCCGACGGCGAACCCATCGCGGACGAATCTTTGGAATAGATTTGGACGCGGTTCGACGGACTGGAACCCGGCGCGGTTCCGTTTTGTAGGACCAGGGTTCGCGTTGCCGACGTGCCGATCCCTATTCCGGTCGACCCAATGTGGACGTTGGCGTCGTCGGTTAGCACCAGACCGCCCGACGTCCCGGTGACCAGTTGAAAATCCCCCGTGCCGGCCTTGTACCGCAACCGCGCCGCCGTTGGTGACGACTCCGTACCGAAATGAATTGTTTGGTTTGCCGAACCGTCCGGGGTCAAAAACGACATTCCGACGGATCCGGAATTCTCGACGACAATGTCGTCGGCGGACGTCGACGCGGTCACGGTCCCGGCGGACGCCGTGTGGACGTGTAGCGAACCGTCGGCGTTGTTCGAGTTTATACCGACACCAATCGGCCACAACATTTGGTGACCATTCATATCGAGATTGCCGCCAAGTTGCGGCGCAGTGTCTTCGCCAATCGACGACATTCCGTCGCCGGAATCGCCCTGCGGACCAGCACTCCCCGGCACGCCCTGATGGCCCTGGACGCCCTGCGGACCGGCACTCCCCGGCACGCCTTGATGGCCCTGGACGCCCTGCGGACCGGCACTCCCGGCATCGCCCTGATGGCCCTGGACGCCCTGCGAACCGGCACTCCCCGGCACGCCCTGATGGCCCTGGACGCCCTGCGAACCGGCACTCCCCGGCACGCCCTGATGGCCCTGGACGCCCTGCGAACCGGCACTCCCCGGCACGCCCTGATGGCCCTGGACGCCCTGCGGACCGGCACTCCCCGGCACGCCTTGATGGCCCTGGAC